TAGATACAGTGGTATCTACAGTAGCGACACCGTCCGTGTGCGTATCTAATCTCACACCACAAGATACGAATCAAGGTGTGCCTACTACAACAGTAGCAGTGCAACCAAACTCCGTATCCATGACGGCTCCTAATGCGGCTGTACAAGTTACTCCTACTCAAGTAGCTGTTACGGCACCAACTGTCAACGTGGCAACTGATGCCCAAGTACAAACTGCAGCACCTTTGCAAACACCTGTTACTGCTCCGGTATCCCAAGAAGTTAAGAAGTATACATTGCCTGAAATTCAAGCGGCTCTTGCGCCATTACTTGACGCAGGGAAAGCTGTAGAATTGCAACAATTAATGGCACAATTCGGTGTTCAATACTTGGGTGAAGTACCTGAGAACAGATACCCTGAATTAGTAAATGCAATTAGAGGATTGGGGGCAAGAATCTAATGGCACCTCGATCACATGCATTATTAAACGCATCGGGGTCGCACCGGTGGCTGCATTGTACAGCCGCCCCTCTTCTAGAGGAGAACTTTCCCGATAGCACATCTGTATATGCAAAGGAAGGAACCCTGGCACACGAACTGTGTGAGTTAAAACTACAGAAGTATACCACGGCCATGGCGAAATCCACATACACTCGCAAGTTCAACAAAATCAAAAAGGATGAATTGTGGCAACCAGAAATGGACGATACCTCGGAAACATACCTTGAATATGTCAAAGGTGTCATGTTAGGTTGCACAGCAACTCCAGTAGTAGCCATTGAAAAACGCGTTGACTTTAGCCGTTATGTACCCGATGGATTCGGAACGGCTGACTGTATCATCCTATCCGGCGACACTTTGCACATCGTTGATTATAAGCACGGAAAAGGGGTAGTTGTTAATGCGGAACACAATCCACAAATGATGTTATATGCCCTCGGCGCGATTGACGCATATAGATTACTCTATATGTTTAATACGGTCAAAATGACTATCGTGCAGCCCCGTGTTAATAATATCAGCGAATGGGAAATCCCTACGGCAGAACTACTGGAGTGGGGTAATACATTCGTCAAACCTCGTGCAGACGAGGCTATGTCTGGCAACGGTAAATTTGAACCTGGCGACTGGTGCAGATTCTGCAGGGCGAAACAACAGTGCAAAGCTCGATATGAGGCAAACGACTCATTGCACAGTGCGCTAGTTGCTAATCATGATCCTCGACTTATCTCGATGACAGAACTCGGTGAATATCTTCGTCGAGGGAAAGACG